CGCATGAACGATCTCGGCTATGATCCTTACTGGCAGCGGTTTATGTGCATGAATTGGGACGACATTGGCGGATGCTCCGCAGGGTGTACGGATTGCGACAGCTGCACAGCATTCCGGCGTATTCAGCCTCAGTATTGCGCACGGTGCGGCGGCACCTTCTACGAGCGCAAGGAAAACCGCTTCTGTGCGGCCTGCCGCACCGCGAGGAAGAAGCAGGCCCAGCGGCACTGGTGCCGCGTGAACGGCATGAGCCGAAGATAATAAACAGTCCCAGCCGAGGGGCAAAGCTCGGCATAAGAAAGGAGCATTTTATGGCAGAAATCAAGTACATTCCGGTTAAAAAGCTGTGGCAGCACCCTGATAACCCCCGCAAAGATTTGGGCGATGTGACCGAGCTGGCCGAGAGCATCAAGGTCAACGGCGTACTCCAAAACCTCACCGTTGTTCCGCTGATCGGGGAAATCACAAAGAAGTGGGACGGAGAAAGCTACCGCGTCATCATCGGCCACCGCCGCCTTGCGGCCGCAAAGCTGGCCGGCCTGGAGGAGCTTCCCTGCGTCGTGGTCGAGATGTCGGAGCGGGAGCAGCTGAGTACGATGCTCACGGAGAATATGCAGCGGTCTGATCTGACGGTCTATGAGCAGGCGCAGGGCTTCCAGATGATGCTTGACATGGGCGATACCGTCGAGGACATCGCGGAAAAGTCCGGCTTTTCCGCCACCACTGTCCGGCGCCGTGTGAAGCTCCTGGAGCTGGATAAGGACAAATTCAAGAAGTCCGAGGAGCGCGGCGTCAGCCTTTTCGAGTACATGGAGCTGGACAAGCTGAAAAGCCCGGAGCGCAAGAATGAAATGCTCGATTTTATTGGTACTGATAATTTCAAGTACAAGCTGAAACAGGCCATCGACGCCGAAGCCGCGGACGAGCGTAGGGCTTCGTGGGTGGAGCGGTTAAGCTCCTTTGCGACGCAGGTCACCGACAGAACCGGCTATAAGTTCGCCAGGAGCTTCTATGTCAACAGCGAAGTCAATGTAGAACGCCCGGAGGACGCAGATACCGTCGAGTATTTCTTCATCGTCGAAACGTACTATATCACGCTGATGACCAAGGACGCACCGACCACCCTCACTCCAGAAGAGGAAGCAAAAAAGCGTGAGGAGCAGATGAATCAGGAACGAAAGAATGCTGCCGAAAAGGCGTTGTCCGAAGCAACCGCCCGCGCCTACGAGCTTCGCGCCGACTTCGTGGCTACCGTTTCCGCAGTTGCCATCAAAAAGCACCTTGTGGACATCGTAGCGCTGTGGGCCTACGCCGAATACTGGGACGATACCAGTTGGCTCACCGAAGAGGAAATCGCGCAGGCTACCGGCGCCGAGACCCTTGCCGAAGATGACGAGAACGGTGAGGGCGATGCTGCATTTACGCTCCAGGCCGTGACCGACGCGATCGGCAAGACACCTGAAAAGACGCTCCTGCGAATGATCTATGCGCGCCTGGGTGACGGAAAGTCCGAGGGCTATTTCCGCAGCTACTGGAACAGCTACACCATGAAGCATGAGGAAAACGAGAAGTTGGACCGCATCTATGCGTTACTCGTCAAGCTGGGCTACGAGATGTCCGACGATGAAAAGGCGCTCCAGGACGGAACACATGAGCTTTTCGGGGAGGCGACCAGCGAATGAGAGCATCTACCTGCAAAGGCTGCGGCGCGGCTATCGTCTGGATCAGAACACCCGGCGGGAAGTCCATGCCGTGTGACGCCACCCCGCGCTATTACATCGAAAAGCCCCGCTCCGGCAGTAAAAAGATCGTCACGCCTAACGGCGAGGTCATTTCCTGTGAGTATACGGAAGATCCTCACAAGGCCACCGGCACCGGCTTCGCTCCCCACTGGGGGAGCTGCCGGGCGGCGGGCAATTTCAAGAGGTAAAGCAAAATGGCGATTAAGAATTATACCAGCGGCGTGGACATCTACACGAGCCTCGGCGAGATCCAGGGCGCGCTTGCCCGCGCTGGCGCGACAAAAATCATGGTGGACTATGAATCCGGCAAGCCGACAGCGGTCACGTTCGCCATCGAGACCGTAGCCGGTACGAGGGGCTTTCGGCTCCCTGCGGCCGTGGATGGGACATTGCGAGTGTTCGCGGCGCAGAAGATCAAAGCTGACCGCGCACAGGCTGAAAGGACAGCATGGAGGAATATCCGCGACTGGGTGCTGGCGCAGCTTGCCCTTGTGGAATCCTGTGATGTAGCCGTCGATGAAGTGTTCTTCCCGTATCTCACCGACGGAAACGGCAGGACGCTCTATCAGGCGTATGCGACAGGGCAGCTCATGCTGGAGGGCGCAAATGGATAAAAGTGTGCTTATTAGCATTCGTCCGAAATGGTGCGAGTTAATCGCTTCCGGCGAAAAGACCATCGAGGTACGCAAGACGCGACCGAAACTGGAAACGCCGTTTAAGTGCTACATCTACTGCACAGCGGAAAGGGCTGGGTATGATGCGCTCTGGGTTCTGGACGCTCCAACAAGAGAAAAATACTCGTTTATGGCGGTGTCTGCTTACTTAGAGAACCCAAATGGTGCAAGCAAAGGGAATGGCAAGGTCATTGGAGAGTTTACCTGTGAGCGAATCGTCCCGATCACATACGATGGCGGCAGGCTATGGTGTCCGACAAATGCCGCCTTTTCCCCTGCGACGTGCTTATCTCAGGCAGAAATTATAGCTTATATCGGCGATAAGGGGCGTTGTTACGGCTGGCATATTTCCGACTTGCGCATTTATGATACGCCGCGCGATCTGGGTGAGTTTATCGGCTTACGGACAATGAAAAACGGATTTGAGCTGCGGGAACTTGACCGCCCGCCGCAGAGCTGGTGCTATGTGCTGGAGGATTATCATGCTTGAAATATGCCCCATAGCACTAAAAAAGGCCAGAGCCTGGGCGTGCAGCAACGGACACTTTCACGGCCAATGCACGGCCTGCGGTTGCGTGGTGCCGGAATGAAAAGGAGTTTCTATGGAACGATTTGAAAACCTGCTCGATTTTGTCAATGAGCTGAACGAAACCGGGCGTATTCAGTACGACGATTACAGCCGTCTTTTTGACTTGGTGCAGGAGTTCGCGGGAGCGGAGGAGGCGATCAACGCCGCCGCGACCGATATTGCCGCTCTGCTTTGGCTGAACGGCAACTGCGAATACTGCGAGCATGGAGAGAAAGAGGAATTCAGCGGCGCGAACAGATGGCATTGCCGCCTCGGGAATGGCATAGACTGCCGCCCTGTGTGGCGCGGGGCTGCAACGAAGGCATCTCTGCCGGAGATACACAAAGCAGAGCCGACTTCGCTTCGTGCAAAGCCCAGCCGCGCGGAGACTATGTTCGGGCCGAAAGAGACCTGGGCTATCCCTGATAGAGCAGAAGTCGAGGAGGCCACGCCGAAGACATACAAGGGATTTCTGCTTATTCGGTGCGCACAGTGCGGAGATTTGCGAGGCTTTTGTGTCAAACAGCCTATCTCGTCTTATCGGTGTGCGGCCTGCGGCGGAGAAACGCCGCTGCACGATCTCACGTCGGCGCACATCCGCTGTAAGTGCGGGAAGAGCTTCAAGTATCGAACGAACATTGAAGAGGACAGTATCACCTACAACTGCCTTTCCTGCGGCGCGCCGGTCGATCTGGTCTATAACAAGAAAGCCCGCGCCTATCAGACGGTGCGATGATGCTCGTCATCACCGTTCATGTGAACGCTCCGGCGGGGCAGGCCATTGGCATAAAGGAGCAGATTGCTCAGGATTTGGAGCGGTATGGAGATACCCGTGTGGTGTCGGTAGAGGTAGTGCAGCCATCATACCGGCAAATGCAGATTGGAGAGACCGTCAGCCGACAGGGCGGCAAGAGTAAGTAAGAACAGATTGGGGTGAGCTATTACGACGCTTTCGGAATTGAATCAGCATTTTGAGCTGATAGAGAAACTGGCAAGGGCAAGGGAGATGCTACAGTCCTTGCGTGACGCGGCTTGCCCCGGCGCGGCTGCCCTCACAGGTATGCCGCATACTCCCGGCATAAAGGATAAGGTCGGCGACCTCGCAGCTGAGATCGTGGATATGGATGCGCGTGTCGGCTTTCTGGAGGAAGAGGTCAAGGCCAGCGAGGGGCAGATCATGCCGTTCATTCAAGGCATCGACGATGATCAGACGCGCCTGATCTTCCGGCTGCGCTTCCTGAGAGGGCTCGCATGGAAAGAGGTCGCAGCGGTCATAGGAGGCCGCAATTCGGAGGATTCGGTAAAGATGGTGTGTTACCGCTACCTCGGTAGTTAAAAGCTGTTCTTCGCTGTTGCAACTCGTTTCTTGATATTCCCCGCACCATGTATTAGGATTAGACTCGTAAAATCCTACATAAGCCAGGCGGCCATCCCTCGCGGGGTGGCCGTCATTCGTTTGGGAAGGAGGTTGAGGCCTGCGCGTTACTCCTTGCGCGCCGGTCATGCGCCGGGTCCGATGTTCGCCAGCAGAGGGCAGCGGTGACATCATAAAAGGAGATTTCCAAAATGTTCGGAATTGTCATTCTGGCCGTCTATGCGGTGCTGATGATCGGCGTCACGCTGATGTTCACCCGAAAGACGACCGACGCAGAGGGCTTCCATGTGGCGGACCGGCGCATCGGCTCGGCGATTGCCGCCATGAGCATCGCCGCCACTTGGATTTGGGCTCCCTCACTGTTCACTTCCTCGGAGATGGCCTATACGCGCGGCATCCCGGGGATGTTCTGGTTTACGGTACCGAATGTGCTGTGCCTGATCCTGTTTATCCCCTTTGCAAAAAGGATCCGGGCGCAGTACCCGGAGGGCATCACCTTGACCGGCTACATGGCGGAGCGCTATCACTCCGGCAAGGTCAAGGGCGTCTACTCCTTCCAGCTCGGCGCGCTGGCCGTTCTTTCAACGGCAGTGCAGCTGCTCGCCGGGGGAAAGACGCTGGCTCTCATTACGGGGCTGCCATTCTGGAGCATGACGCTCGCCCTGGCAGCTATCGCATATTCCTACTCCCGCTTCTCCGGACTGAAAGCCTCCATCATCACCGATGTCGTCCAGCTGGGCATTATTCTCATGGGTGGCGCTCTGCTGGTCGTTCTGAGCCTTCGCATGACCGGCGGCTTTGACGCGGTACGGGCAGGGCTCGGTGCTGTCTCCGGAGAATACACCTCGCTCACCTCCTCCACGGGCATTGAGGTCCTGTTGGGCTATGGTCTGCCGATGGCTGTCGGTCTGATCTCCGGCCCATTCGGGGATCAGTGCTTCTGGCAGCGAGCTTTCGCAATCAGGCGCGACCGCATCGGCAGATCGTTTTTTGCCGGTGCGCTTTTGTTTGCGCTCGTTCCGATCTGCATGGGAACGGTGGGCTTCCTTGCCGCAGGCTCCGGCTTTGTGGCCAGCGACACCGGCATGGTCAACTTTGAATTCGTTTCCTCGCTGCTTCCGACATGGGTGCTGGTCCCGTTCCTGTTTATGATTATCTCCGGCCTGCTCTCCACAGTGGATAGCAACCTTTGCGCGGCAGCGTCGCTCACGACAGACTGGCTCGGCATTGGGAAGGACACGGTGCAGACTTCGCGCCGCACAATGCTTTGCCTGCTGATCGTGGCTATCGCCATCGCCAACATTCCCGGTCTGACGGTGACATACCTGTTCCTGTTCTACGGAACGCTCCGCGCTTCGACGCTGCTGCCGACGGTCATGACGCTGCTCGGTAAGAAGCTGACGGGCAAGGGTGTTTTTGCCGGTGTGCTGACTGCGCTGTGTGTCGGGCTTCCGATCTTCGCCTACGGCAATCTCGCCGGCATTCCGGCTGTGAAAGCGGCAGGCAGTCTGACGACCGTCCTGTCCAGCGGTCTTGTCGCTGTTATCGCCTCGAGAAAGGCGGTGAGAGCATGAGTCTCGGAAGGAAGCAGAGGATCGACAACAGTGCATGGCTGGAAGCCGTTGCAACTATCGAAGAAGCCGTTTCCCGCGCAGAGCTGGACGAACTTACTGCCGCGACCGTGGCGGACATCAAGGCCGTGACGGCTGGGAAGTGTGCTGCCTACGCATGGAGCGCTGGTAAGGACAGCATTGTCCTTGGCAAACTCTGTGAAGCGGCCGGCGTCACCGATAGCATGATCGGCGTGTGCGACCTGGAATACCCCGCCTTTGCCGCGTGGATCGAGGAGCATAAGCCGGCAGGCTGCGAAGTCATCAACACGCATCAGGACATCGACTGGCTGGTGAAGCATCAAGAGATGCTTTTCCCCAAGGACTCCGCCGCGGCCGGACGATGGTTTTCTATCGTGCAGCACCGAGCGCAGCGTGAATACTTCAGGGCGCACGAGCTGGACGTCATCATTCTCGGCCGCCGCCGTGCGGACGGCAATTATGTCGGTCGCAACAGCAATATCTATACCGATGGCAAAGGTGTGACGCGATTCAGCCCGCTCGCTGCGTGGAAGCATGAGCACATCCTTGCCTATATTCACTACCATCAGCTCCCGCTTCCGCCGATCTACGGCTGGAAGAACGGATATCTGTGCGGCACTCACCCGTGGCCCGCCCGCCAATGGACGGGCAGCATCGAGAACGGCTGGCGCGAGGTCTACGATATCGACCCCGGCATCGTCCTTGCGGCAGCTGAAAAGATCGACAGCGCTCGCGCCTTCTTGAAGGGGGTGCAGGCATGAAGGTCATAAAGAAGCCTCTGACCGAGCTGCGGCGACCGGATCGGAATGTCCGAATGCACACCGACAAGCAGCTGAAGGAGTTCCGACGCTCTATCGAAATGTTCGGCCAGATCCGCCCCATCGTGGTCGACGAGGACGGCGTTATTCTCGCCGGCAATGGCTTGTATGAAACGCTGCTGTCCCTCGGCCGCACAGAGGCGGACTGCTATGTCGTGTCCGGACTGACTGAGGCGGAGAAGAAAAAGCTCATGCTGGCCGATAACCGCGTCTTTGACCTGGGCGTTGACGATCTGGCCGCGCTGGACGCTTTTATCCTTGAGCTGAAAGATGACCTGGACATTCCCGGCTACGAAGAGGATCTTCTCCGGGCGATGGTGATGGAGGCCGACGAAGCCAGCGACGCCCTGCTTGAGTACGGCACCATTGAGCCGGAGCAGGCTGCGGCCATCACCGAGACGCGCGAGAAATACGCCGCCCGGGAAGAAGCTGCTGCGGCGCAGGCTGAGGAAGTCGCACCAGCACAGAGCGGCACGGCGTCTTCCACCGAGCCCGCTAAGAGGTTTATCCTCTGCCCGAAATGTGGTGAGCGGATATGGCTGTAAAGCGCATCAGCTCAGACATCGACGTTGTGACTGCGGCACGCCAGCGGATCAAGAATGTATTTTCCAACGGTGTCCCCGTATACCTCTCGTTTTCCGGCGGCAAGGACAGCATCGTTCTTGCCGACCTGACCTATAAGCTGATCCAGGCTGGAGAGATCAATCCCTCGCAGTTGACCGTCCTTTTCGTGGACGAGGAGGCAATCTTCGATTCCATTGAAGCAACGACCAAGGCGTGGCGGAAGAAGTTCCTGCTTGCCGGCGCCAAGTTTCAATGGTGGTGCATCGAGGTCAAGCATTTCAGCTGTCTCAATGAGCTGTCCAGCGATGAAACATTCGTCTGCTGGGATCGGCGCAAGCGCGATGTCTGGGTGCGGCAGCCGCCGCCCTTTGCCATCCGCAATCACCCGCAGCTCCGGCCAAGGATTGACAACTATCAATCCTTCCTGCCTCGCGTGACGATGGACGGCATCATGATCACCGGCGTCCGCGCGGCAGAATCCATTCAGCGGCTCCAATACATGGCGGCACTGAATATGGGCGCAAAGGGCATCACCGGCACGAACACCATCTATCCCATCTACGACTGGAAGACGGCGGACGTCTGGCTGTACCTGCGAGACCAGCGCATCGAAGTCCCCGAGGTCTACCTGCAGATGTATCAGGTCGGCGTCAATCGGAATCAGCTGCGCGTGTCGCAGTTCTTCTCTGTTGATACCGTACCCGTGCTGGTACACCTGGGCGAATATGACCCATCGCTCATGGAGCGCGTCCTCCGGCGTGAGCCGAACGCCTACCTTGCCATGCTGTACTGGGACAGCGAAATGTTCCACCGCACCACAAGGAAGCGCCGGGAGCTGGAGGGTGAGGACACCAAGGACTACCGTGCGCTCCTGAAGGAGATGCTGTTCGTTCGCCCGGGAGACTTCTTCAATACGGAGCATAAGCGCAAGATCGCCAAGCAGTACCGCAAGATGTTCATTCAGATGGACGGAATGGCGCGGCCGCGCGACTACAAGAAAATGTACGGCGGTCTGACTGCTGGTGATCCCAAGCTCCGCACCCTGCGCGCCATCTATCAGGACATATCCTGCGCCTACGCCGATTACGCCAAGCGCTTCCGGAAGGGAGGTGAGGCAAATGGCTGACGCGGATCTGTTCGCCCCGCTATCTTCCCTGCAATGGGTAGACAGGGAGCAGCTCAAACCCAATGACTACAACCCCAACAAGGTCAACCGTGAGAATCTGAAACTGCTGGTGCAATCGATCATGACCAATGGCTGGACGCTTCCCATCGTTGTGCGTCCCGACTACACCATCATCGACGGCTTTCACCGCTGGACCGTGGCCGGAGAGGAGCCGCTGCACACTATGCTCAAAGGCAAGGTGCCGGTGGTGATCGTGCGGCATG